TGAGCTAAAGATGCTTGCCACATTCTAGTTCTGTGAAACTGTGGGGCACCATGTTGGTTTTTAACTCCGGTTACTTCAGCAACGGTGTCTGAAATGGGTGTTTTTCTAACTTTACTTTTAGTATGAGTAACTCGCTTGCCATCTTGACCTAAATATTCGACATTACTGCCGACAGGTAAATAATTAACAGGCGATTTTTCGTGAATATCTTGAGTAGCCAATACTTGTTGTTCATATCGGGTAACTGGGAAAGTACCATTCACGGTAGAAGGAAAAGCACCTTTCCATGTTTTATGTGCTTTATCCCAAACATCTTGTATTTCTTTTTGTGTGACAATTAAAGCTTTGCCACTAGGTTTATCAGGAATACCTCGTAAGTGTAAACCTCCTATACATGTGCGTGCAAAATTAGCAACTACAACGCCCATGCATAAACCAGTAAAAGTATTATAAGGCAATTGATAATCATAACCCGGTCCACCGGATTTAGAATCTGTAGTGTATGTGATTCTAATGACATCTGACCTCATAGAACCATCACCATTCTTGTAAAGAAAGTGTCCGGAACCGGAAGCAGTTATTTTCTCAGGAAATAAATGACGAATATCAGCGAAAACACCGCCAGAGGCAATATTTACGAGACACAAATCTTTTCCAGGAATTGGAATCATATAATCAGTGCTTACAATAGCTTTAAATGTGGAATTTAATTCAGATGGATTTCTCCTAACAATAAGTGCTCGCATATCTTTACGATTTTTAAACACATGAAGAGGCATCATGAAAGTATTACCTCCAAGAGCTAATAAATCACATTTCTGTTGAAATCCATTTTCCACAAAAACTCCATGACACAAATTATTTTCGATTTTACTCAAAACTTGGTCCAAAGTCATAGTGGCAGATTTATCAGTAACATGCAATTCAGCTGCTACAGCAGTAGCCCAAGGGTTAACTTCAGAATCTCTTTGCTCAATTTCCTCAACATTTTCAGGGACAAGAGCAGATTGCTGAAGAGCAGCAGCAGCGCGAAAAATACTAGTGAATTTATAAATAACTCCAGCTATAGCACACATGCTAATAAAAACTTTAGTTTTACTTTCTCTAATAGATCTAAACACATCAATAGTGGCATCTCTACGAGAAAGCAATTCATTCATTCTGTCATCACGCCATCTTGCTAGTAAACTACCATAAATCAACATATGAAATAAAGTGATAGCTCCACCTAACAATATGGAATTAATGCATTCAAACAAAGATACTGCTGCCAAAAAAGATAGCAAAGAAAATGATACACCGTTTCTTACTTTTCTTTCGAAAACAAGAAATCTACGAGCATTACATAATAAATAAGTTCGCGTGATCAATTTGTTAGTAAATAACCATGTAGGTAAATTGCCTAAAGCATTAGATGTACGTGCTCCCATAGATTCAAACTGATCTTTAATAAAATCAAAAGATTCTTCCAAAGATGATTGGTGCTCAGTAATAACTTCACACTTACAAAATGTGTGAGCCAAATTACAA